GGGGGGGGGGGAGGGTAAAATTTTCATGAGCCCCCCCCTGCAAAAACTGCAAGAACTGAAAAACGCTTGTTTTATAGAAGTTTTCTGCATGCAATAACTCTGCAAGAACCCGGTAATAACCGGGTAGGTGCGTTTGAGTGCGAGAGGGGGGGGGATAAAAACTGCAAGAACTGTAATTAGTTACTGTGTAACGACTTATGGCGAGTCAAAACCAGTTCTTGCAGAAGCCATAACCGGCGACTACTGATTTTCGGTTGTTGCTGGCTCGACGGAGGTTGTGGTTGACGTTAGGCGCGGAGTGATACGCAAACCACGAAAACCACGTCCGCCCCGTGGTCCCGCCTCTTTGCGCATGTCTTCTATTTTGTGCTGGCTTTTCAGAGTTCCTAGAACGTCTTCAATTTCTTTAGGCTTGAACGTTCCCATTTTGCGAAGGAATGCGTGACGTGGCATGAAGGTATCGCCATGGTCGGATTGCCACGACAACAAAATCTCGATGGCCTTTTTGCATCGCTGGCCGTGTTCGCCATCGACCATATGTTTCGACAAGCTGGATAACATTTTGCGCGTTTGGTAGTCGGCAAATTGTGTGGACCACGTTGCGGCGGCAACATCGATAATCGGATTGCGGTAATCCGCCGAACATGCGTGCAGCAAGGCAAGCTTGTGTACTTTCTCACCGACTCGAGACCAGATACTCATACGAGTATCGTCTTGAGCGGATTCGGCTATTTGATATTGTTCGTCGGCATAATCTCGAGATTGGTTGATTATGTCGGTTGCTTCCGGCGTGATCGAGACTATTAGCGGGACGGGAAACTCGTTAGCCAGGTTGCCTTGCGTTCCGCCTAAAGCCTTCCAATGCGCGGCGGTTTCGATTATGTCGGCTGGAATATCAACGTGACGACCTGAACCCCGCTGGCCCCTATTTCCGGCCTCTAGAATCAACATGCGGGACAATCCGCCGTTAGACATAACTTTGGCGTTAAGACTTTCGTAAAAGTTTTTGGGAATGGCAGTTGCGAACAAGCACAAATTTGGGTGGACAATCTCGAGCGAATCCATGCCGACTTTTGCCCGCATGGAATACGTGCTGCTTGCCGTGGTAAAAAATCTCATCAGGCTTGCCATAATTTGTTCGTATCTAATTTCTTTTCCTTTTGATATTTGCAGAAGAAAATGGTCGAATTCATCCGTTTGGAACAGCATGGATGGTTGCGCATGTAGGCGATCCTCGAGCCCTTCCATCGATGCGATCAGGTCAGCAACCCATTTGCCCTCACCAATTTTCGACATGATTTGCCGATTGATCTTGCGCGGATAATCTTTGCCTACTCCGGAATTGGCCAGCGCAACAACGTACAGATTGACGCGTGTTCCGTATGGATCGCATACCTTGCGGCCTGCCAGCAACGCTTGAATGGCGATGGCTCCACCAAATGCCAGGGCTCGATTCGGATAATGTGCTGTTGCAATTGTGTGGGTCATGACACGATCGACAAAACCTGGAATCGACAATAGGTGTTCCGGGCATGGCCCCGGATCCTCAACAGAGAATTGATCCTCAATTTCAATACCGTCTTGACCAAAATGATCTTCGACTAGCGCAACCGCAATATCGTCGGGATTGTAGCGGCTGATACTGGTGCAGATCCGGACAACCTCGCCTCGTGGTAGTGGCGGCGAACATCGTTGGTTTTCGGCCATCAATGCGGCCTCGATACCGGCTTGCGTCATGCCCGCGCGGCGCATGACTCCAGCCATTCGAGCGAGTGCGGTATTGCGTGATCCTTGAATGATGACGTTGCCGTCTGGCGTCGATGGCACAACCTGCCGATTGACTGGCGATAATGCCGTGATGAGCCATTGCGGCGGCAATGGCAACGAATCCATATCAAATAGGCTTGCGTCATCAACCCACGAATATACCCCGGTTGGTAATCTCGATGGCGCAACAACAATGTACCCGCCATTTGCCCTGGTATCGACTCGAGGTGCAAGCATGCTGGCGGTTGATCGCCATGCCACGCCAGCGGGCTGGCGGAACCAAAAATGTCGCCCATTATTCGGAGTTCTTGCGGCCGCTCCGACTCCAAGATCATCGCAACCATACCCCGGCCATGGATTGTCTTCGCCATCAATATCGACGACTAGCAAGCCGGTTGTCGATATGCCGATATTTGCGTTTGGCGTTGTGGTCCACCATTCCGTTATCAGGTCAAGATCGGTTGTCGCGTCGAGATGGCCGTTACCGCCTAGCGGCGTTTTGCCATTGGGCGCACATTGAAAAACGGGGTATCCATAACCCGCGTATCGGAGTGCGGCTTCCAGCATCATTGTCGAATTCCTTTCGTGTCGTCAGTCATCAAGCTAAAACATTAACGCTTGTATCAATTGCTGAATCTACGACCTCTGGCCATCTGCCCATTGTTGTTTTAACTCGAATGGCGACTGTTTCATAAAATGCAAGACCATAAAAATCACAGTGCCATGAATCAAAACCTCTTCCATCTTTTGTTCGAATTCTTTCTAAAAATTCAAAAGCTTTTTCAATGCTTTCGGGATTTTCTATATTGCAAAATGAATCAGGGTAAAAATGAACAACATCGCCAAATTCGTTAATGCCACCAATTTGTAATCTACGCTTCAACCACGACTTTAATTGATAAAGCGTTCGCCATTCCCGAACAGTTTTTCCGCATGTCGTGTGGTAATTAATCCTAAGCTTTTCTTGTCGGTATGGTGCAATCTGGCGACCATTGAATATCCCGCCCGCATGATTTTTGACATAAATATCGTATGTCGTTTCCTTAACCTCATACTCGGCATCGTAATCCGCGTTCTTTTTGACATACTTACCTAAAATATCAACCTCATCTTCAGCAATTGCGTCGTGAAGTTTACCTTCTTTTGCTGGCCATTCGTATTCGCAATGTGGGCATACCCGTTGAGTGATCGAAACTTCGCATTGACAATTCGGGCATGACCTTGTTAGCGGCCCGCCCTTGCCTTCCTTTTGTGGTTTAATTTGAATCTGATCAATTGGTCCATGGCGTCGAATGTTGCCGCCAAAATCAAGCACAAGAAAATCAGCCTTGTTCGGATGCAATCGAAAACCACGGCCGACCATTTGGTAGTAAAGGCCAGGGGATTGAGTTGGACGCAACAACACCACGCAATCAATCATCGTCGCGTCGAATCCAGTCGTCAGCACGCCGACATTGACCAGATACTTAATTTTGCCCGCCTTGAAGGCCTCTAGAATCGACGATCTCTCCGCCGATGGCGTAGTACCATCAACAGTTGCGATCGTCGCTTTAAGGTCCATTGCTCTAAGAGTTTCCGCAACACATTTCATATGCGCCAGCGTAATGGCAAACAGCAAAACATGATTGCGATCTTGAGTTTTGGATAAGATCTCAAGGCACGCCAGCATTACCAAATTGTTTTCCATCATGCGTTCTGCCAGTTCGGCTTCCGCAAAATCTCCCCTAATTGTTTTAATGCCGCGTAGATCTGGAGTGTTCACCGAATGCTTGCTAATCGGCTTGCACAAATACTTTTGATGAATCAGATCAGATACGCCAATCTCATAACTGACCTTGTTTAAAATGTGATCACTGGCGCATATTATTCCGCCTTTGAGCCGATATGGTGTAGCCGTGAATCCGACAACCCGTAGCGATGGATTGGCTTGGCGCATAGCCTCGATGATCATGTTGTACTGACCATCTTGACCGTGCGGGATCAGGTGCGCTTCGTCAACAAATATGTAGTCAATTAGTCCAAACTGGTCGATCTTTTTTGCAATTGATTGCACGTTACCAACGATGATTTGGTTGTTAACATCACGACGTTTCAACCCCGCCGAATATATGCCGATCGGAAGTTCGGGCATAGTCGATACCAATCGATGGTATGTTTGCTCGACCAGTTCCCGAACGTGCGCCATGACCAGCACACGCGCGCCATCGGCTATGAGTTCTGCGCACAACATCGCCATAACTGGCGTTTTGCCGCCGCCGGTAGGGATGACCACGCAAGGGTTAACATCCGCTCTATGGTCAATAAAGAATTGATGCACGCTGTCGCATGCTGCACGCTGATACGGTCTAAGTTCCATGTCATCCTCTTATCATCATTTCAGAATAATCAAACAGATGTTCCCGCAACATCTGGTATGCCCGACGCAACTTCACCTCGACGTTCTGACGGCTCATGCCGTGATCCGCGCCAATCTCTTTTGGTTGATAACCATCGAGCGTGGCATTGACGATAAATCGCCAATCCTTTGGTAATTTGTTAACAGCGCGCCGAACATCAGATACCACGCCATTAATGCTGTTTTCGTCCTCATCAATCTTGTGGTTTTCATTCAGCTTACTCGTTACTGTGACAATGTATTTGAGCTTGCGCATTCTGATATGATGAAATTTTAAGCGCCGAACTATGTGGTATGCCCACGTCGAATACGCTGCAATTTCTGAATCATATTTATGAATGCGTTTGATAATATTGAGCAAAACAATCTGCACCCAATCGTCTGGCGATTCGTGTTTTGGGCGATAGATTAACGCGGCCTTGCAAGTTATTCGTATTTGGTCATCGGTCATGTCATGTCATCCAATTAGATCTTGCCATCACGAATGTTTTGTAAATCAAAACCTTTGGCTAATCTTGTGATGCGAACATATTCGCCACTTCCATCTTCGCTGAGTCTTTGATCTGTGACATGTAGTTGCTCACAGTTCATGCAACCCCAAGCACGTTCAATGACTCCTTTGATTGGGAAAATACCACGATGGCAGGCAATATTGCACTTTATGCAACGTGGTCCCCAAGCCCATTTTTCTTCTGCCGTAATATGCCGCACTGTTTCATTAACATCACTCATTTCATACTCCTTCTTTCAAAGCGATTAAAAACACGTCTGATCACATAGCTACGCAATAATGAGATCAGCGTAAAAACCAATCCGATCATCAGGTTTTTGTTCAGCGAAACATCAATTCCCATTATAGGGAAAACAATTAACTGCGTAAGAACCGCGCACCAATACCCAATCAGAATATTGGTGGCGGATTCAATAAGACTATTCTTCCGAGATTGCATGAGCGAACAAATCCTCATTCTCGACCGCGCGGCTGACCTGTTCCAAGTTCTTGACCGCTTGCGCAAAATATGAGCTCTTGAGCTCCATACCAATACCGCGTCGGCCGTTGGATACCGCGCCGAATATCTCGCTACCAACGCCCAAAAACGGACTCAGAACAGTCTCACCGGGATTGCTCCATAGTGTTACCGCGCGTTCGATAACGTCTAATTGGAGCGGATGTACATGCCGCTCATCCTCTGGCTCTCGACTCTCACGATACGGCAACACACGGCCAATGCGGATATCGTCCCACACGCTCGAGGCATATTGACGCCAGATCCAATGAGAATACCGATTCTCCGTTTGTTTGCCCTTGTGGTTCTTATACCGCTGAAGATCGGCGGGAATGGTACGCTCACCTGCATATGATTGCAGTCCGGTAGGATGATCTACTGGCACGGCATTCTCGCCGACTTTGCGAAACATTAGCAAATAGTCGGCGCTGGCAACATCGCACAACGTCGAATCCTCGACGATCTGTTTATGCGCCAGCCCCTTCGCCATGGTGCGATTGCGCACGCCCAATGGCTCTTTCCAAATAGCTCGACGCCCGCAAAATATAAAACCATGAACCTCATGGGCGCGTATCACGTCGCCGGGAAAATCAATTAGTCCAGTACCGACGTTGGCCCCGCAACCCATTTTTGCGGTATCGCCATTACCCTTGCCAGGCACGTCCATAACGTGAACCGCCGATATCCTGCCCGACTTAGTTAGCCGCGCAACTTCGGCAATCACATAACCGTAGTGGACAAAAAAATCTTGATAGTTGCGACAATTACTCAAGTCTCTTTCGTTACTGGAATAATTGTACAGCCCGCAAAACGGCGGAGAATATACTGAAAGATCAACGCAATTATCCGGTAACGTTTTCATAACCTCGACGCAATCTCCGTTATAGAGCGCGTATTCCTGCGTGATTACCTGATCTTTCACAGCCATGTCGGAACCTCTTCTTTCGTGGTATAATCGTTTCTTTTCCTGATCTGCAACTCGTCACTCATCATCGAGACCAGGTTTGCGAACATGGTTTCCGCCGCCTCAGTTTTTCTCTGAAGGCTAGCTAACACGTTCTCTTGACCGTCTGTTGTGATCATATCGACCACTACGGGCTTTTGCTGGCCGAACCGCCAGCAACGCCGAATGCCTTGATAAAACTGTTCGTAGCTATGCGATGGAAAAAATGTTTGATGCGCGCAATGCTGAAAATTCAGGCCAAAGCCGCCGATCGTTGGTTTTGTAATCAATACCCGAATACTTTTTTTGATGAATCCCGCAAACGATTCTTCTTTGTGGCCCTCATCGTCTGAACCAGATACCTCGACTGAACCGGGAATCAATTTGGTTAAGCGTTTGCCTTCCTCATTCAGATTGCACCACACAAGCGATGGTTGATTGTGCGCGTTGACCAATTGCGCAACAGTCTGGCAACGCTCATCAATGGTGCGTCTGAGGTCACTACGTTGTTCGGCTAGGCCAACCGCTGGCAGGTCAAACAGATAACCATCACGCGGACGGTTAGCCTTGACCGTATGCTGGTTAATTTTGAGCTCTGGCAGGTCATAACCACGGTCATCGAATCCTAGGTCGGACGGCTTGCGCATCGCCCTGGCCCACGAACATACCCAACGCCAGAAGTCATGTTCGGCGTGCGGCCTTAGTCGAAAAAATCCTGCCATATGTTCTTGTCGAGCGGTCGAGGTCGATTCCGTTTTCTTGAAAAACTTATTCATCATGTCCTGAGCGCCCATTTCGCCGATGGCCTCGCTTGACGTGCCTAACTCGATATAATCGTTCGGCGCGGCGGTAGCGGTACACAATAATCGGTATGGCCTTTTGCGCATAAAATCGGTAACGGCTTTTCGTGTTTCGCCGTCGAAATTCTTCAGGACGCTGGACTCATCGCAAACAACACCTTGAAAATCTTCCGGCGAAAAATGATGGAGCCGTTCATAATTGGCTACAACAATCCGATCTCCAGCAAGCAATCCCGTGCGACGCTGCACAACATCAATACCAAATTTGGATCCTTCGCTGACCGTCTGAAATGCTACGGCCAGCGGCGTGAGAATAAGCACGCGGCCATTAGTTTTGCGGGCGACATTTTCCGCCCACGTCAATTGCATAGCGGTCTTGCCTAGGCCACAATCGGCGAATATAGCCGCGCGGCCCTTGCGGATAGCCCACTCGACGAGTGCTTTTTGGAACGGAAATAATGCGTCTGGCATCCATACCGGATCAAAACCGTGTAGCGATCCGACTTGAGTTTTGCGCTCAAGAAATTGATCATAATTCATATCGAGTCCTTTCGTTCTCATCTCATTTCATCGAAACATTGCAAGCTCGAGGAATCGAACCTCGATGACTCATATTAGTTTTGAGCCTCCACCAGTACCCGCACGATTCATTGATCCATTGATTTATTCATAACCCACTCAATCGTCGATAATGTTACTCGTGCTCCGCCACTATATTGACCAAAATGAAGGCCAATCTCTTTCATATGTTCTTGCAACTTATGAAAGTTAATTTTGCTGACCATTTCGTCAATTGTAAGGCCTTTTTGCAATGCAACAGATTTCATTGCCATAAAAGTCCAATAAGTATCATAAAGTCCACCATATTTAGTAGTATTCTTAATCCAATTCCACATTTCATTTAAATCGGGGACATTCGGTGCTTCATCATGACACATTGCACAAAGCGCAACGATGTTTTCAGGTTTATCACTACCGCCTAACGACTTAGGTATAATATGACATTTTTGAGTAGTTCTTTCGCATCCGCAACGCCAGCACATTATCGCGGCTTCAGCCCAGTCGCACCCCATGTCTAATTCACTAACAATACCTTCCCAATGATCAATGGCCTGCTTAAGCCATTTGAATTTTGGTTTATTAATTTTATTACAAATTTTGTAAAAGTCTGGATGATCTTTAGATGGTTGCGTCCCAGACGTTGTGTTTTCCATTGTATCTTGCTCCTTATCTTATAAAACAAAAAGAAAAATCCGTTGGCCATGGATGACAGTTCAGGGTTAACCTAAAATATTGAATTGAAACGATCAATCCAACGCCATGGCCAACGGAAGACGGATGGTTATTTAGACCACTTGCCCTTGATTGGTGCAGTTGGTGCCGCTGGTGCTTTCGGCGGAAAATCAACCAGTTCAGGTTTTTGAACAGCGACTTGAACCGCTGGATAAAATCCCTTGACGACATTAGTTTCGCCGCCAGTGTCGGCGCGCTTCTCAACCCTGATATCAATGTTGAGCGGGATATCCTGCAACTCGCTGGAATCGCTAGGCGTCAACACGCCTACCGCCCGACAAATGGCCGACAATTCAGCCTTGGCGATCGATACCGCAATCGGGTTAGGATTGTCGAGGTTTAGCCGACTCCATACCTTCCGGTCAGCGTGCGGCCCCTGAATAATTGTGAATTCCAATTGCAGATATTCACCATTGCCAGACTTCGTCGGTTTAGTCTCTGTTTTTGAGATCACCACGTCGTATTTCCCGGTAGGGATTACGTCGCTGACGTTCTTGGCTGGCTCAATATCGCGCGCGTTGAAACCTGAGAGATTCATGGCCTATCCTTTCGTAATTGCGTGACAAAAATCATTCCACGATAGCGGCAAATCTGCCGTTACCCCATATCGATTCTTGGCTAGGCACGCTGGACCTCCAACGGTCCGAAGGATGCGTGCCCCGCCATCCGCACCAATCGATCGAGCGATCGCCCTGGTACGGCCAAAACCGGCCCCGTTATCGACCTCAACGCGCATACGTCGAGTTGCAAACAGTACCGCATCGGTCCATTCACATACAAGGCCGCAAGCGTGTTTGTGTAATCGTGGAGCGTACCTATCGTACGGTGTTGACTCCGGATCTTCAAACCGCTCGACCTTCGCATGCGCCAATAAAATTACGACCATATTGCGATCGTTGCGCAATACGTCGAGACTTGCGCACAACTCCCGCCATTTCGTAACAGCAAGCATATAACCTTTACCGTATCCGCCGCCAGCTTTTTCGATGTTATCGACATTGTTTTCCGTGCAGACCTTGTCGAAAATCAATCGTTCCAGCCAGTCGAGCGAATCGATGACCACGGTTTCATAATCGTGGTCCATAGTTTTTAATTGCTTCAGTGCAGTTGCAACATCATCGTATGACGTTGCAAGCGGAAACTGCGCACAATCAATTTCACCAATACCATCCTCCGTAGGGATGAATATAGGTTCTGGACAACCGGCGGCAAAAGTGCTTTTGCCAATCCCTTCCGTGCCATAGATTAGCACCCGTGGCGGCTTGCCCGCCTTGCCTTTCGTTATTCCTGGTATCATCTCGTTTCCTCGTTGCGCCGAATCCTCACCGCTGGTCCAGCCAGCGCCCGAAAACTGGCATGAGATCCAGCGGCACTATCTAGGACGATCACGCACTCGTCCTCGCCATCGCCAAATACGATCTCCTCATGCACCCGCATATGCTCAAGTTCAGGTCCATTACCCTCATTAATCTCGAGCACGGCCTTTCCGCCCGATGCGAATTTTAAAATCAACGTAGTGACAAAATCCTCTTTGCCCTTAACAAAAATCACAAATGATTCGCCGATTCGGCGATGAACTCTCAAACCCGGACGGAATGGTATGTCCGTCGTCATGTCATGTCCTCTCATCGTGTGATGGTCAAATGAATCTGACCATCGGTTGGACGGCTCATCGGAGCCGCAATTGTGACGGCTACATGGGTAGCCTGGCATCCAGTCAGTAAACATGCCCCAACAATAATTATACGGATCATGAGACGATCACTCCATGAATGTAGGAACAGGCGGATCCAGTCTAATGTCGTGATCCGCTGGTTTTGTTTTCGGCGCATTGTTGACGTTGAGTGCAACCCAAATCCGCAACGCTTCGCCATCCAAATCGATCATCGCCCGCATTTCCGCTACGATCCGCAAGGCTTCGTCAAAGTCTTGGCATCTAGCGTTGCGAAAATTGCTAGCACGGTTGCGACAACCGACGCAAGACAAGCAATCAGTAGTATCACGACGCAGTTGATTTTTAAGCGGGCATTTTGCACGGCAATCCGAATGCGGGTTGCGCATCGTGGATCGCTCCCGCATCCATACGTATTGCTGTTTGGTTTCGGCGTCAATATATGCCGTCAATGCGTCTTGCAGGTCTTTTTGTGCGCTTATCAATTTGCGCGTTTGTCGGCAATCGTCGGCGCGTATCTCATGATCGAGATCGCGCGGGTTGAATTCACTGGCTGGATTATTCTGCATTATCGGAGCTCCTTCTCTTAACGCATCGGATCAAATCAAACATCGTTTCAAACATTTCGATATCAATCTCAACTGGATCGCTAAAATAACAGCAATCTTCGTTGACCTGCATAACGCGTTGTTGTGCAAATCCGTTATGCATTTTTATTTGGACGTGGTGCATTGATCGACCGGAAAAACTTTTCGGCTCTTGACCGTGCGATATGTCGATCCTTGCTGGCGCGCTGGATACCGTATTCCATTCTCTTTTATTCGTGCGCATCATCATTATCAGACTCCTTACAATACCGCAGAAAAGCTAAAATTCGTGCGGCCGCAACTGCGTCCGATAACTCTCGCTGGATTGTGTTGAGCGCATACATTAGCGCGCCATCGGATTCGAGGTATTGACCTCTTGTCAGA